ATCCCATCCGCGATGCTACTGCATCTTGTGTTTCTGTAATCATGAAGGGGTGCATAATGTGCTCAAAATTGAAAGCAAGCTTTGACATTTTTAGAAAATTCTATTGCATTTTGAAAGTTCTTGCCTATAATTGAAATTGTCAGAGCACAAAAGTGCGCACACCGAACACATAAGGGGGTGAGGATATGTATAAGAATCTGAAGGCGGAAATAGCACGCGCTGGACTGACGAACTCGGAGATGGAGGACATAATCGGGGTCAAGTACGCCACGTTGTGGCGCTTGCTGAACGGCAAGCGTCAGTTCCGACTTGGCGAGATGATGGCAATCAAGTCAGAGCTTGAAGAGCGCAACGACGCAACCTACACGCTCGACTATCTTTTCGGGGACGGTGACGAGAATGGAGAGGGGGAACACGACCAAGGAGCACATGCAAGCTCTGTACGACTTGATTAACCGGCTCTTCGCGGGACAAGACGTGTCCTATTCCGAGGAAGAGCTGGAAGAGCTGAGAGAGAAAGGGGAACCGACATGGGTATGAGCATCTACGAAATCGACGATGCAATCACGTCTCTTGTAGACATGGAGACGGGCGAAATCGAGGACGAGAAGCGCTTCGACGAGTTGCAGATGGAGCGCTCAAAGAAGATTGAGAACACAGCCTGCTTCTACAAGAACCTAGTGGCCGAAGCAAAGGCGATGAAGGAAGAGGAAGCGAACCTCGCACAGCGCCGCAAGGCAGTGGAGAACAAGGCCAAGCGCATCAAGAACCTTCTGGTTTACGCGCTGAATGGCGAGAAGTTCGAATCTCCAAAGGTGCGTTGCAGCTACCGCAAGTCCAAGAGCGTTCAGGTAGATGATTCGTTCGTGGCATGGGCGCAGACACACGCCGACGATTTGCTGACCTATAAGGAGCCAACGCCGAACCGCACGGCAATCAAGGCGGCTCTGGAAGACGGGCGCGAAATCGAGCACGCCGAAATCGTCACCAACGAAAGCCTTCAGGTGAAGTAGCATGCGAGAGCTGAGGGCAGACGAAATCGAGGTGCGCGTCGCTCGCGTGACCAATGCGGGAGTCGAACTGCTTCTCTTCAAAGATGCCCGTTGCGATATGCGCATTCTTGACGAGACTTTCGGCATGACGGGTTGGCGCGACTCGTACCAGAGCATCAACGGAGAGCTTTTTTGCACCATCGAGGTATGGGACGAGCAGAAGCACCAGTGGATTGCCAAGCAGTCGAACGGCACGCCTTCCAACATGGACGCGCGAGTGACGCATTCAAGCGAGCCGGGTTCATGCTCGGAATCGGGCGCGAGCTTTACACGGCACCTTTCATCTGGGTGCCTTCCGAGAAGTGCAACATCAAGCAAGGCAAGAATGGGCGCATGCAATGCTATGACAAATTCCGATGCGAGAAGGTGCGCATCGAGAGCGGCCAGATTACAGGGCTGAGCATCTACAACGATTCAAAGGGTTGCAGGGCTTTCATCTACGCGACGGACAAGAAATAGAGAGAGGAAAGATGAAAATGGAAAACACGGTAACAATCAGCACGGATGATTACACGGCAATTCTGGAGCTTGCATACAAGGCGGCAATTCTACAGGACGTGCTTTTCGCAAATGCGGCGCTCGGATACAAGGAAAAATCGCTTGTCTTTGGGGCAAACACCGACCTTGACACGGTAGCAAAGTACCTTTTCCCCGACAGGTACGCCGAAAAAATTGCTGAGCTGAAGGCAGCAAAGGAGGATGATGAGCAGTGAGCATCAATCATGTAGCAATCACTGGGAATCTCACGAGGGCGCCCGAGCTTCGAGCTACGCAGGGAGGGACGGCAGTCCTGAGCTTCGGAATCGCGGTCAATGACCGCCGCAAGAACGCATCCGGGCAGTGGGAGGATGTGCCCAACTTCTTCGAGTGCGTCACCTTCGGAAACCGCGCAATGGCTCTGAGCGACATCCTCACAAAGGGAATGAAGGTCGCAATCGCTGGCAAGCTCCACTATTCGTCATGGGAGAAGGACGGACAGAAGCACTCGAAGGTGGACATCATCGCCAACGAGGTCGAGCTGATGCAGAACCGCAAGCCACAGCAGGAGCAACCGCAGCAGTACCAACCTCAGCAGACGCAGGCGTTCGCCCCGCAGCCGCCCACGATGGACATGTACGATAGCGATATTCCCTTCTGACATAATCGGCGGGGCGCTTCAGGGCGTCCCGCCCCTCGCTTGAAAGGAGGTGGCGCGGAATGATTGGCGGAATGATTGGGACAGCCGAGGAAATCATCCATTGGCTGTTCTCGCAGCCGCACGACGGCAGGGAGCGTCTGTACGAGATAAAGGAGCGCAAGCGCAAGCGGACGTTGACCCAGAATGCGTATTACTGGTCGATGCTGAACCAGCTCGGCAGGGTTCTGCGCATACCGACCTCGGAGCTTCACTTCAGGATGCTGAAGGAGCACGCTCCATACGAGGTCGTGAGCGTGCGTTCCGACATAGACGTGTCTGGATACTTCCGATACTTCGAGGAAATCGGCTCGGGCTTTGCTGGAGGGCATGAGTTCACTCATTACCGCGTCTACAAGGGTTCCAGCCACATGGACTCGACGGAGTTCTCGCGGCTCATCGATGGTGCGCGGGAGGAATGCGAAGCGCAGGGCATATCCGTTCTCACGCGCGAGGAAATCGCACGGCTGAGGTACGTGGAGGGCGAGGAATGAAGGAGCACAGCGTTCTGGGCTGCGGAGAGTGGTACGACGAACGTCATGGAGTATTGATTCGCTGGTACGACGAGCGCGAACCGTGGCTCGTGCGCCACGAGGTCTTTCACGGCCCGAACCGCCAGAAGTCAATCGAGCTGGGGCTGTATGTCTTCCTTACGCCAGAAGCCCACAACATGAGCGACTACGGGGTGCACTTCAACGAGCCGTTCGAAAGCTACCTCAAATCTGTGTCTCAAGTGCGTGCCATGGAGCATTACGGCTGGTCGGTCGAGGACTTCATCCAGAGATTCGGGAGGAGCTATATATGAAAGGGAGGCGATATGATTTGACGCAGAAAGACATGGTCCTGGACTACATCCGCGACTTCGGAAGCATCACGCCAATGGACGCATTCCGCGATCTTGGAATAACAAGGCTGGCCGCTGTCGTGTACAGGCTCAGACGGGAAGGGCACGACATCCACAAGGAGCGCGAGCATGCTCTGAACAGATACGGCCAGAACGTGAGATACGTAAGATACAGCTTTGGAAAGGGCGAGAAAGATGAAAATCAAGCTTGACGCAGGCGCATTCATTCCGGTGAGGGCACACGATACCGACGCTGGGGCAGACCTTCGCTCGCCGATTGATGCGATGGTTCCAGCGAGGGGTTCGTGCGTCATCGACACGGGCGTTCATATCCAACTGCCGCACGGGTATGTCGGCATGCTCAAGAGCAAGTCGGGGCTGAATGTGAAGTACGGCATCACGTCCGAGGGCGTCATTGACGAGGGCTATACAGGCGCAATCAAGGTGAAGCTTTACAATAACAGTGACGAGTATCACGCAATCGAGCGTGGTGACAAGATTACGCAGCTGGTAATCGTTCCGTGCGAGTATGTCCGCTTCGAGGCCGTTGACGAGCTTGACGATTCAGAGAGAGGAGACGGCGGCTTCGGAAGCACGGGGAAATAGCGCGGTATAGGTGTATAATAGGCAAAGAAATAGGCGGGTAGCACATGACCAGCTACCCGCCGTCAGCATACAGGGGATGAGCCATGTATACCGTCTACAAGCATACCACGCCAAGCGGAAAAGTATATATCGGGATTACCAAGCAGAATCCCAAGAAGCGCTGGCAGAACGGCAACGGGTACAAGCATAATACATATTTTTATCGTGCGATTCTGAAGTATGGGTGGGAGAACATCAAGCACGAAATCCTCTATGAGGGTTTGACCAAAGAGCGGGCGTGCGACTTGGAGATTCAACTTATAGATAAGTATGACGCAACCAACCCCAGCAAGGGGTACAACACCAGCACTGGCGGAGAATGCGGTTCGTTAGGGGTACACCCAAGCAAAGAAACACGAGAAAAGTTGAGAAAAAAAGCAACAAACCCAAGCAAGGAAACACGGAAAAAAATGAGTGAAGCACGTAAGGGTAAAAAGCTCCCTGAATATTGGAAACAACATATAAAAGAAGGAAAAAGTAAAATAAGCTTAGAAACACGAAAAAAGCTTAGCGAAGCGCGAAAAGGCAAAAAGCTAAGCGAAGAAACAAAGAGAAAAATAGGTCAAAAGACCAAAGAAACACATACAGGAATGAAATATAAAAGGCATAAAAAATGTACCTATGGTTGTAAAAAAATAATTTGTCTAGATACTGGGCATGCATATGAATCAATAACACAAGCGTCTAATGAAACTGGCGTTTCCATTAGTTCTATATCACAAAACTTAACTCATAGGTCAAAAACCGCTGGCGGTTATCATTGGAAGTACGCTGATTAGGGAAGGGTGATGGATTTGGCAGCACGGGCAAGTAAGTTCCATGCAAGGAAGACGGTCGTTGACGGCATCCAATTCGATAGCGCGAAGGAAGCGAAGCGATACGTCAAGCTCCGTGACATGCAGGAAGCTGGTGAGATTGATGGCTTGCGCCTTCAGGTTCCCTTCGAGCTTATCCCTGCGTTCAAGCTGAACGGGAAGGCTTATATGCCAACGACCTACGTTGCAGACTTCGTGTACCTGAAGGACGGAGAGCAGGTCGTGGAGGATGTGAAGTCACCAGCCACGAGAACTCGGACGTACATGCTCAAGAAGAAGCTCATGGCATACGTCCAGCACATCGAAATCAAGGAGGTATAACCGATGCAGATTACAAACGAGCTTGGACTTCCGCAGCCGTTTGTGGATGCCGTTTCGAGCGAGTATCAGTACAAGCCGAAGCGCTACTCCGTTACTGCTGTTCTCAAAGGCACACGCGAGATGATGCTTCAGCGCAGGCACGCCGACGAAATCACGAGCGACGTAGCCGACATGGTATGGATGATTTTCGGCTCTGCCGTCCACAGCATCCTCGAACGCTCGCATGAGAGCGACACGCAGCTCAAGGAGAACTGGGTTTCGATGGAGATGCCGAACGGGTACACGTTGAGCGGCATCTTCGATCTGTACGACGATGCCACTGGGACGGTCACAGATTACAAGACCGCGACCGTTTGGAAGGTCATATACGACGAGTGGGACGACTACCGCAAGCAGACGCTGGCTTACTGCTGCATCCTTCGGAGCATGGGATTCGATGCAAGGCGAGGTGAAATCGTGGCTCTGCTGAAAGACCATAGCAAGAGCAAGGCAGAGCACGATTCGAGTTACCCGCAGCATCCAGTCTATCGCATCGGGTGGGACTTCACCGAAGATGACATAGCTGAAATGAATTCGTGGCTCGAAGCGCGGTTCATTGAAATCGAAGCAGCCGAGAAGCTGCCAGACAACGAGCTTCCGATGTGCACGGACGAGGAACGCTGGGCGAAGCCAGACAAGTGGGCGCTGATGAAGAACGGGCGCAAGTCTGCCGTGAAGCTCTACGACAACGAGCGGGACGCTTGCGACGCGAGCAACGCGAACGGAAAGGGCTACTACGTGGAGCATCGCAGGGGCGAGGACGTGAAATGCGAGAAATACTGCTCTGCTTGCCAGTTCTGCGATTATTTCCGCGAGAACTACGGCGAGAAGTGCTAAAATAATAGGAGCGAGGGTAGCGTCCTTGCAATGACATAGTTTTCAAGCCTTCAAGGCATGAAAAATAGAAAGCCCCGTCGCAGACGCTACCTGTGACGGGGCTTTCGCATATGGGGTGTAGATATGGCATTCCTCAGAAAAGAGCACAAGGAAAATTACACGTGCATCAGCAACGACGTTTTCAGGAGCGACCTGTCGCTCAAGGCTCGCGGGATGCTGTGCACGATGCTTTCGCTTCCTGACGATTGGGAGTTCAGCGAGAACGGGCTGCAAGCGATATTGAAGGACGGCCAGACTTCGGTAAGGTCAGCAATCAAGGAGCTTGAAGCCGCTGGGTTCCTATCACGCACAAGGGAGCGCGACGAAAGCGGGAGAATGGGAAAATGCGTCTGGATTGTCTGCGATTATCCACGCTTTGAAAACCCCAACTTGGTTAATTCCAACTTGGGGATTGAACCCCAATTAAGTACTAAACAACAAAGTACTTATGAATCAAGTACTAACAAGAAGAAAGAAGGAAAGCGGGCGGGCTACGACGAAATCATCGCCGACTACACGGAGAACGGGGAGCTTCGGAACGCTCTCGTTGAGTTCGTGAAGATGCGCAAGATGATGAAGAAGCCGCTCACAAACAAGGCGCTCTCGCTTCTGCTCACCAGCAAGAAGGGTCTTGACGGGCTGGCATCAACCGACGCGGAGAAAATCGATATTGTGCAGCAGTCGATAATGCGCGGGTGGCTGGGCTTCTTCCCGCTGAAGGACAGGGAAGCAAAGAGGAGCACTGTTTCACGTGAAACAACAAGCGGCATCAACAAGAAGATAGACGCTGATTACTACTACCAGAGCAGCGGAGACGAGGAACTGGACAAGGTTCTGGGACTTGGTAAGTACGCTCCAAAGACAAGATAGAGAGAGGAAGGAAAATCATGAAGACAGACGGAATAATCGAGGGGCTTGCCAAGGCGGCGGCTACGAACTTCAAGCCAAAAGAGGGCGATTACATCAAGGATGGTCTGCTCTATTGCGGTAAGTGCCACACGCCCAAGCAGTGCGAGGTCGAGATAGGCGGCAGGGTCATCAAGCCCTACTGCATGTGCCGCTGCGAATCGGAGAATTACGAGCGCGAGAAGGAGGAAGAGCGCAAGGCGGAGCGCATGCGCAGGCTCGACATGATGCGCCGCACTGGCTTCCCAGACTCGGAGATGCGCGAGTGGACTTTCGCTCATGATGACGGCAAGGACGCCAAGACCATGGCCGCTATGAAGCGGTACGTCGAGAAGTTCCCTCAGATGCTTGAGAACGGCACTGGTCTTATGCTCTACGGCAACGTCGGCAGCGGGAAGAGCTTCGCAGCCGCCTGCATCGCCAACGCGCTCATCGAGAACGGCACGCCGTGCCTCATGACGAACTTCCAGCGCATAGTCAATAAATTGCAAAATGGGTTCGCTGGAAAGCAGGAGTACATCGACGGACTGCAGAAGTTCGACCTGCTCATAATTGATGACTTCGCTGCTGAGAGACGAACCGAATACATGACGGAGCAGGTGACAGCCGTGATAGATGCACGCTACAGATCCAAGCTTCCGCTGATAGTGACGACCAACATCAACCCTCGCGACCTCATGAGCGCGGACGGAATCGGAGAGCAGCGGATCTACAGCCGAATCATGGACATGTGCGTCCCCGTGCCATTCAACGGGCAAGACCGCCGACGTTCGGACTACGCAGCGAGGACGGCGGCAGCCAAGGAGCTTCTTGGGCTATGACACTTCGTGGTAGAATGTAGCCGCGCCAAGCAGTCGGCGCTTCCTTTCTCTAGCGGCTCGCAGGTTCGACACCTGCGGGCCGCACTCATATCTGCGAAATATTTTTCAGATCCTCGCTTGCAACTGCCTTGTATAAGTGTATACTAGTATCAGCAAGAGAGGGAAGCGAGAGAAAGGAACCGCAATGGGATACCACGACACGATGAAGGCCATCAAGCACGACGTCGAGAACGGCAATCTCGTAATCACCATTGAGAACGGCACAGTAACCTATTCCGGGAGAACCTACAAGTACAAGGACTTCCTGAAGCATGAGCATCGCGGCACGGACTTCCACTTCGACCGCGAAACGAAAACTTGGCAGATGAGCGTCGCAAGCATGTACGACGGTGACAAGCTGCTCATCGAGGAAATCACTGGCCACGAGTTCTAATCGGAAGCCCCCTGAAACGGGGGCTTTCCCTATGCCAGAAACTACCTTTAGAGAAAGGAAAGACAATGACAGAGGGACCATCTACAGCGCACACAGATCCTGAAGGGTACGCACGGTACGAGGGCAGCATCGAGTGCATCGAAGCCATACGCTCGGCGCTTACGCCCGAAGAGTTCCGTGGGTTCTGCAAGGGGAACGCTATCAAGTACATCTGGAGAGAGAGTTCGAAAGGCGGAATCCGCGACATCTACAAGGCGGCTGACTATCTCAGCATGGTTCTGAATGGAAAATGGATGCACTCGGAAGAAGCCTAAAAAATCTTCGATTCACGCTTGCAATGGGGCTGTATAGGTGTATACTATAATCAGCAAGTTAAGACGGCATAGCGGGGTCGGTGAAAGTCCGGCCCCATGGAGAAAGGAGACCCAATGCACGTCATGAACACATTGCACATAAGCCCATTGAGTCCGTGTGTCTCATGGGGCGATGTGATTTTATTCGTCCTGATATGGGCGGCAATCATCTTTGCAGCATGGAAGAAGGAGGGACAATGTGCCAGTCAATCGAAGACGTCGACCGCATATCGTGGGAGGCGGAAATGATGCGTGCTGAGGAGCATTTCGACGCAGTGAACGAGACAGCCGAGGTCTACATCTACAGGATGCCCGACGGCTCCATGAGGATTCAGTGCGGCAACTGCGGGGCGCTGCTTCCACAGCTGCGAATCCTCGCAGGGCAGCGCAGTGGAAGGTTCGTCCCTGCCAGATGCCCGGAGTGCGGGGCGGAGATCGTGGACATACAGGGGACCGAGGACTGACGGAGATAGCGATGGCGAAGAAGATTAGCGACGAGATACGCGATTGGTGCAATTGCAAAGACCTTGGCATCCACGATGTCCTATGTAGGAACGCGGTCCTTCGCGCACTTGCCGACCGCATAGATAGCGAGATGATGGAGCTGCCGAAGGACAAGGATGGCATGCCCATCCATGTGGGCGACAAGGTATGGATGGCTGACAAAGGCGCTCTGGAGCTTACGGTCAGGTCCATCACGCTGCATGCATGCGGGGAGGTGAACGTGGACGCCTCCTGCGAGGGATGCCATGCCCACGTCGGCCCGGATGACCTTACCCACGAATGTCCCGACAGCTTCGAGCGCATAGCAGACGAGCTGGACGAGATGGTGGACGCAGCAGACTCGGCAGACGATAACTGCGAGAAGCTGGCCGACCTTGCAGACCGCATCCGCAAGCTGGCAGCGAAGGACGAACGATGAGGTACATCAGCGTTTTCAGCGGCATAGAGGCCGCGAGCGTGGCGTTCCAGCCGCTCGGAATGGAGCCGGTGGCGGTCGCCGAAGTCGACAAGCACGCGAGCGCCGTGCTCGCCGCTCATTACCCAGACATCCCCAACCTCGGGGACGTCACGAAAGTCGATTGGAAAGAGTATCGCGGGAAGGTCGATTTGGTTGTGGGCGGAAGCCCCTGCCAGTCGTTCTCGATCGCTGGCAAGAGAGAGGGGCTTAAAGGTGAGTCAGGGCTCATGCACGAGTTCATTCGATGCGTTCGCGAGGTGCGTCCTCGATGGTTTCTTTGGGAGAACGTCCCGGGAGCGCTCTCAAGCGAGCATGGGGCGGCGTTCGGACAGCTCCTGCACGAGATGGCTGACGGGGGGGGTTACGGATGCGCATGGCGCGTGCTTGATGCTCAGTTCTTCGGAGTGGCCCAGCGACGCCGCCGTCTCTTTCTTGTCGGACGTGCTGGAAACGGATTCAGAGAGGCTTGCCAAGTACTCTTTGAGCCCGACTGCATGCCGGGGAATTCTGCGTCGAGCAAAGCAAAGAGGGCGGAGCTTGCCTCCCGAGCTGGAAGAGGCGCTAGAGCGGCAGGCTTCTGCAACCCAGCTGTCATAGCGCTGCAGTCGGACGGCTCGACCTCCACCGGCAGCAACGGGAACGGCTTTCAGATCGACGGCAGCGCCTACACGCTCAACTGCATCGATAGGCAGAGCGTGGCTATCGCGGCCAACCAGCGCGGCGAGATCCGCATGGACGGCGGAGACGGCCAGACGGTTGGCGCGAACCCGCCGATAACCGTCGTGACCCGCTGCGGATGCGATGGCGGCGGAAAGGGTGCGCTCGCGAGCGAGAACGTGTCGCTCACGCTCTCGACACGCAACGAGCAGTCGCTGTTCGACCCGATTGATGGCCCGCGCTACGTGGTGCGCAGGCTCACGCCGGTCGAGTGCGAGCGGCTGCAAGGGTTCCCGGACGGGTGGACGGACGTGCCAGACGTCGACGGCAAGCCGATGAGCGACGCCCAGCGCTACAAGCAGCTTGGCAACTCGATGGCCGTTCCCGTCATGAGATGGATAGGCAAAAGGATCCTCATGGTCGACGAGGAGGAGGGCAGCAATGGCACCGACTAGCGAAGAGCGCGATTATGAGTCACATTGCATCAAGCCGCCTTACGCCCAGAGGTTCATTGTCCACATACAGCAGTCTGACGATACGGACGCCCTCGGCTTCCCGTCCAGCGTGGAGCTTGAGGACATCTCAAGGCCGCACGAGGGCATGCGCGAGTACGTCCCTCGCAACCTTGCGCTGCTCGTCGAGTCGGAATCGGGCAGGGTCTATTGCTCATGCTGCGGACGGGAGCTCAAGCGCAAGTACAAGTTCTCGCCGTCATGGCGGTTCTGTCCCAGATGCGGGGCGGAGGTGCTGCGATGACGCCGACTAGCGACGAGCGCCGCGAGGTGGCGGAACGGCTGAGGCAGATGGCTGATGAGCACGACGCGACCGAAGCGAGCCGCGTAGCCCGCGCTCTCGGGCTTGAGTACAAGGTGTACGGGACCGTCGTGGCATTCGACAGCGCCGGCATTAGGCACCTCGCCGACCTCATAGACCCGACGTGCCGCGATTTCGGCGGAGAAGAAGGCACCAACGGCGAATGCTACGATTTTGCGTGCAGTGCCTGCGGGTATGTCTGCGACCTCGCGGAGCCGAGATTCTGCCCTAACTGCGGCGCGAGGGTGGTGAGCGAAGATGCGTGACAAGGACGAGATCGTACACGCCTTCCGCTACAACCTCCTCGACGCGATCAACGATAACGGCACGAACCAGGCCAAGCTCGCACACGCTGCCGGGGCTTCCGCCAACGCGGTCCACCTGTACTGCCATGGCAAGTCAGTGCCGACGCTGGTGCCACTGGTGCGCATCGCCGATGCCCTTGGCGTCACGGTGGACGAGCTGGTGAGGCCGAGGAATGGGAAGCGATGATATTCTTGCATGGCTCCTGAACGTGGCTGGCGAGACCACGGAAGACATAGCCGACAGCACAGGCAGAAGCGAAAATGCAGTCCGCTCGGCGATAGGCAGGGTAGATGCAGGGCGGCACGAAGCCGAAGACATCGAGATATAGGAGGTGACGCCAGTGGCGACGAAGGCCCAAATCAAGGCACAAGCGAAGTACGACGCGAAGCACACGCGGCAGGTTCACCTGAAGCTCAACCGCCGTACCGACTGGGACGTTCTAAAAAAGCTGGACAGCGTGCCCAGCAAGCAGGGCTACATAAAAGATTTGATTCGCGCGGACTTGGCGAAGGAATAGCGATACGGGAATCCGAAAGGG